AATTTTAAGATATAATAGGGCAGGCGGGAAGATTGTGAAAGGTCTTGTAAAACGTCGTAATGATGAATATCAATTATTTTTACGAGGTTAATTAATGACCACCGCAGTAGCAATGACCTATGACAGTTTGGTCGAAAACATTCAGTCTTATTTAGAGCGTACAGACACAGCTACGCTTGAAAAAATTCCATTATTTATCATGCTTGCAGAGCAAGTCATTGCATCTGAAATCAAGTTTCTTGGCAACTTAACTGTAGCAAACTCTACCTTAGTGGCAGGATCAAACATCCTCCAAAAACCAGCTAGATGGCATAAAACAGTATCTATGAATGTGGTTGTAGATAATGAAAGACAACCTGTTTTACTTAGAACATATGAGTATATAAGAGAATATTGGCCTAATGAAGGTCAAGAAGATATTCCTAAATTCTATTGCGATTATGACTACAGTCATTGGTTAATTGCACCTACACCTGACGCAACTTATAACTTTCAAGTTTTATACTACGAAAGAGTTCAGCCACTTGACTCTACAAACCAAACCAATTGGTTCACTATCTATGCACCACAAGCGCTTTTATATGGCTCATTGTTACAGGCTATGCCGTTCCTTAAAAATGATGAACGCTTACCTATGTGGCAACAACAATACACAGCTATTATGAACACGCTTAAACAAGAAAACACTCAACGTATTGGAGACAGACAGGCAACTGTTCTTGACACTTAATTATGACTTCTTATGTAAATCCATTTACAGGTGACGTAATACAACCTACAGACGTAAGTTATGTTGCCTATTCAATCTCTTCTGATTTAACGCTTGTATGGCCTATAAACGGTAATACTTCTACTAATGTAGTAGCTCGTATTATGGTGATTACACCATCAACAAATAACTTGTCAGTTTTCTTACCTCCTGCAAATCAAGTATCTGTAGGTCAAGATACACTTGTTAAAAATGCAACCGCATATGATTTGTATATAAAAGATGCGAGTGGGAACATCATTACAACCGTTGTTAGTGGAGCTGCAAGATACATATATTTAACAAATAATTCAAGCGTAGCTGGTGTATGGAATAGTGTTGCTTTAGGCTTAGGTACATCATCTCCTGATGCTTCTGCTTTAGCAGGATTAGGTTTACTTGCAATTGGCACAACATTAAATCAATCTCATCCATCATCATCAGTTATAGACGGATATACATTTGTTTCATCAGATAGAGCATTAACAAAAGTTTGGTCAGGAGGCACAGGAACCGCAACACTTCCTACAGCAACATCACTAGGTGACAATTGGTTTACTATATTTAAAAACAACGGAACAGGATCTTATACAATTTCATGTTCAGGCATGGACACAATTGATCTTGCATCAAACAAATTATTTCAACCTAATGAAGCAGCAATTATTATTTGCACAGGTGGAGAGTATTTAACCGTTGGTTATGGAACAAGTACAAACTTTTTCTTCACTGCACTAACTAAAAATGTTACAAGTGGCAATTACACATTATCAACATCAGAAGCCACAACTATCATACAAGAGTATGTTGGTAACTTGACAGGTAATGTAACTGTTACTTATCCTCCTGTGGTAGCACTTTATGTGGTAAGTAATCAAGTTACTGCAAACGCACATACGCTTACTATTACAACAGGTGTGGCTGGTGGAGCTACAGCCACTATTTCAGCAGGTAATCAAGCAACACTTATTTGTGATGGAACAAATTTTTATAATGCAAATACTGTTCAAGCAGGAGCATCTGTTAGTGCATTAGCTAATGGTAGTGTTTCTAACCCATCTCTTTATTTTGCATCCGAACCTACAACAGGTGTATACAGACCTGGTACAGGAACATTTGGAGTGACTATATTAGGATCTGATGTATTTGATGTAAATACAACTGGAATTAATGTTACTGGTACAGTCACTGCAACTTCATATGTTGGTATTGATGGTGGTACTTTTTAATGACCAAAAAGGTATTTGCACCTGATACCCAACCAGGCATTCAGCGTGATGGAACAGTCTTAGATAGAAATTACTATCAAGATGGTCAGTGGGTTCGCTTTCAACGCGGTCGCCCAAGAAAAATTCAAGGCTATCAAGAAATATCAGAAAGATTTGCAGGTCCTTCTCGAGGCATTTACTTAGATCCACAAAATGCATTTAATGCAGTATTTAATGGCTATAACAATGGCATGCAACGCTTAGACATTAATAATCTAGGTGTTGGAACAGGTGTTATTGATATGACATTATCTAATTTTACTCCTGACAATAGAAATCTATGGCAGTTTGATTCTGAGTTTGATGCAAACGGTACTGGAGTTCAAACTCTTTTAGCACACCCAGGATTAAATCTTAATGATATAACAAATGAAACTGATACACCTGTCTTAGGTGGAAATATTGCTGGCACATCATTATCTAAAATTGGTGCATTTACGGCATTAGGTTCAATAACAAACGGATCACCCACATTTACTTTAGCAACAGCAAACTTACTTATTGGTGCAGGTCAAACAGTTACAGGCACAGGCATTCCAGCAAACACAACCGTTTTATCTATTGTTGGGACAACAGTTACCTTATCTCACAATGCAACAGTAACCAATGCAAGTGTAACACTAACCTTTGATAATAATATTGATGTGTCAGGTGGTGTTGTTGTATTACATCCTTATGTGTTTGTGTATGGAAATAATGGATTAATTAAAAATAGTGGCGCAGGTAATTTAAATGATTGGGTATCTCCTGATGCCAATGAAACAAACGTGGCTGCCACAAAAATTGTTAAAGGTCTTCCTGTTCGAGGTGGCTCTAATGCACCATCAGGTCTCTTTTGGTCTTTAGATTCTCTTATTCGTGTCTCATATACACCAACAACCGTAAGTGCAGGTGGCACGTCATCTACTTTCTATTGGCGTTATGACATCATTACATCTCAATCATCCATCCTATCATCATCATGCGTTATTGAATACGATGGTATTTATTATTGGATTGGTGTTGACCGATTTATGTTATATAACGGTGTTGTAAAGGAACTTCCAAACAACTTTAATCAAAACTATTTCTTTGATAATTTAAATTACTCTCAACGCCAAAAAGTATGGGCAACAAAAGTGCCTCGTTACGGTGAGATTTGGTGGTTCTATCCACACGGAAACTCAACAGAATGTAACAATGCAATTATTTATAACATTCGTGAAAACTGTTGGTATGATGCAGGATTTGCAGAGGGAGCAAGACGATCAGCAGGATACTTCTCTCAAGTTTTCCATTACCCAATTAATATGGATTGGCAAACAAACCGATCACCAAGTGGTGAAGGTGCATTAAAAGATAACCTTGTAGTAACTATTGGTGGATCAGGTTATACGAATGGAACTTATTATCAAATTCCACTTAATGGTGGCACAGGACAATTGGCTTATGCTCAAATTACTGTATCAGGAGGTGCAGTAACTGCTGTTGCTATGGAAAATAAAGGTTATGGCTACACCGTTGGGGATATTTTAAACTCCCCCGCACTTAATTCAGTTGCTGGTGGTACAGGATTTAGTATTACATTAACAAATACAGAAGTGCAAAATTTAGTAACCCTATATCAACACGAAGTGGGATATAACGCTGTCATTCAAAATCAAGTGTATGCAATACCAAGTTTCTTTGAGACTTCTAACTTAGGTTGGGTGTCAGGTGGGCCATCACAACAAGCGCCTGAAGGTGCAAACTATTGGTTACGTTTAGAGCGAGTAGAACCTGACTTTGTACAAACTGGCGATATGAGTTTATATGTAACTGGCAGACCATTTGCTGATTCTGATGATAAAACAACAGGTCCCTATGTATTTACGCCTAACACAGGAAAAATAGATATGAGAGAACAACGTCGAGAGCTAAGATTAAAATTTGAAAGCAATGTTGTTGATGGTAACTATCAATTAGGTTACTTGCTATTATCAGCAGACATTGGCGATGTAAGGCCTTACTAATGGCTTTAGCTCTTATATACGATCCACGGTATCACGACTTTACATCATGGGCTCCTCTTATGTGTGAGGCTTATGCAGGTCAACAATTAGAAATACCATCAAATAATGATGAATGGCAGGCTTGGGGAGCAGG